ACGACGTGATCAAGACGTACTTCCAGCCCAAGGGCGAGCGCGAAGCCCAGCAGTTTGTGACGATGTTTGGCAAGAACGCCGACGCTACCCGCGTGGCGCGCGCCGGCATCGAGGACTTGTACCGCAGGGAAGTCACCGACGCTGCTGGCCGCGTGACGCCAGAAGCACACGCTAAGTTCTTGAAAAAGTACGCCGACCCGATCCGCATTCTCGACGAGGCAGGTATGAGCCTCACGCCTCGGCTGGACGCAGTAGCCAAGGACGCGGCGCGGCTGGCAAAAATTGACTCGCTTGCGGCTGCAAGTCAGAACAAACTTGCGCCGCCGCTGCCGCCAGGATCGAACGCTTTGGCGATCGACAAGCGCATCGCTGAGTTGACCAAGGACTTTACGCCCCAGCAGTTGTCGCACGTCAACGCCGTCCGCGACGATCTGCTGCGAGAGGGCGAGTACCAACGCCTTGTGGACGCTGGCGCCAAGGCCGACATTAAGATACGCGGTTTGGGCACTGAAACTGGCCGCGAAATAGGCCTTCCCCTGCCCAACTTTCTGTCGGTTCCGATCACGGTCTTCAACAACGTGTTCAAACGGCTGGCGCTCAGGATGGACGACAAGATCGCGATGGAGATTGCTCGCGAAATGACCAGCCCTGCTAAAGCGGCTGAAATGGTCGAGGCTGCTATGGCGCTGCGCCGCAGCCGCGAAATGAACCAGATGCCTGAGTTCTATGGCCGCGCTGCCGCACAGTTAGGAAACGAGATGTCCCGCCGGGCGGAGCCGATGCAGCAATCTAACGCCCTTGCGCGCTGACCGCAATTAGCTAGAATCCACCAAGGACTAAGACATGGCCTCACTCTCTCCGCCGCCAAAGCTACAGTTTTTCGGGACTGATGGGTTGCCTCTTGTCGGTGGCAAGCTGTTTACCTACGCGGCGGGCACGACCACGCCGATCGCCACGTACACGGATCACACCCAAAACACCCTAAACACCAACCCGATCATTTTGGACTCGGCCGGTCAGGCCAACGTGTGGCTGACCGACTCGATCACGTACAAGTACACCCTGACCACGGCCGCCAACGTGCCGCTGTTCACGGTCGATTACGTGTCGGTGCCGGCTACCGCCAACTCGTTTGCCTCGCCTCCACCCATCGGCAGCGACATCCCCAACGTAGGCACCTTCACCAACCTGAACGTCGTGGACCTGATGACCCTTGAGGGCACGGGCGCCGCGATCATCAACGTCGGCACCACAGGCGAGCGGCCAGCAAGCCCCGAGGAGGGCATGGTTCGCTACAATAGCACCACGACCAAGTTCGAGGGCTACAACGGCGCGTGGGGCGCTCTGGGCGGCGGTGCGACGGGCGGCGGCTCCGACACGGTGTTCTTCGAGAACAGTTTGACCGTGACGCAGAACTACACCATCCCCGCTGACAAGAACGCCGGCACCTTCGGCCCCATCTCGGTTGCTGACAGCATCACCGTGACCGTGCCGTCCACCAGTGTATGGTCAATAGTTTGATTTAGGAGCCGTCATGGGTGTTAAATTAGTTTCGGCAAGCGGCGGCTCGGTTGAGATCAACCCGCCCGCCACCGCGAGCAGCTTCACGGCCACGATGCCCGCCGGCACCGGCAACGTGGTGGTCGCCGGCATCAACAGCGCGATCGTCTCGGGCACTTCACAGGCATCGACGTCTGGTACTTCGATTGATTTCACCGGCATCCCATCGTGGGTGAAGCGGATCACGGTGATGTTTAACGGAGTGAGCACGAGTGGCGCCAGCGAGATTCAGATACAAATTGGAATTAGCAGCGGAGTCGTATCGACTGGCTACGTTTCTACTGGAGTTACTGTGAACACCTCCAGTGCCACAGGCGGATCAAGTGCTAGCACCGGATTTGTTTTGGGAAGTACGACCTCTGCTGCTGCAATCTCCGGCCACATGATAATTACGTTAGTCGGATCAAACGTGTGGGTTTCTAGTCATACATACCGGCAACTGAGCACTAACGCGCTTTTTGGTGGCGGCACTGTAACACTCGGTGGCACCCTCGATCGCGTCCGTATCACAACCGTCAACGGTACTGACACCTTCGACGCTGGCACCATCAACATCCTTTATGAGTGAGAAATAAACCATGACACTCATTCTCAACGGTGACACGGGCCTGTCTGATGTAGACGGCTCTGCGTCTACTCCTGCTATCAGGGGTACAGATTCCAACACAGGCATGTACTTCCCAGGAGCCGACAGGATTGGCTTTGCAGAGGGCGGTGTACAGGTTGGTGAGTTCGATGCCTCTGGCAACTTTCAATTCAACTCTGGCTATGGCTCTGTAGCAACGGCTTATGGATGTCGGGCTTGGGTCAACTTCAATGGTACGAGTACGGTTGCTATTCGTGCGTCTGGCAATGTTAGTTCGATTACAGACAACGGCACAGGGCAATACACTGTCAATTTCACAACGGCAATGCCAGATACAAATTATGCGGTGACTACTAGCACAGATGGATCTGGCAGTGGCTCAGTCCCCTATCATGGGTCCAGAACTTTTAACACAGGGTCTGCACAAATTACTACAACAAATGCAGGTTCGTTTGTGGATAATTCAGTCATTTGCGTTCACGTTGTTCGCTAAGGACCATCCATGCCAAGCATAATCAATAGCGATGATGGTGTTGTATCAGGCTCCTCTGGTCTAAAGACTACAGGAGGCAATGATGGCATCACAAACTTCCAACAAAACGGCACTACACAGGCAACCATCACTGCTGCTGGGTTGTTCCAGTTCAACTCGGGCTATGGCTCTGTTGCTACAGCCTACGGTTGTCGTGCATGGGTCAACTTCAACGGCACCGGCACGGTTGCGATTCGTGCGTCTGGCAACGTGACGAGCATCACGGACAACGGTACGGGCGACTACACGGTGAACTTCACCACGGCGATGCCGGATGCGAATTACAGTTTTGGTGCGGTGTGTAGTAGCACTGCTGGAGCGGCTGGTTATGTTGTTCGCATTGCAAATGGCGCTCATGTAACTAGCGGCTCGTTAAGAATACAAATTGTTGACCCAACTATTAGCGCGGCAGACGCGCTTGTTGTGGGTTTAATTGTTATTCGTTAATCAGGAGCCATCATGAACCAACGCATCATCTACCCCAACGACGATGGCGGCGTGTCCGTCATCGTGCCTGCTGCCGAGTGTGGCCTGACGATTGAACAGATCGCGGCCAAGGATGTTCCTGCTGGCAAGCCCTACAAGATCGTGGATGCCTCTGACATTCCAACTGATCGCACGTTCCGAAACGCATGGGAGTACGCATGATCCAGATCAATATGACTAAGGCGAAGGCTATCGCTCATGATGCCCGTCGCGCTGCTCGTTCAGCTGAGTTCGAGCCACATGATGCAATCATCATGAAGCAGATTCCAGGCGCTGACTCCACAGCAGCAGAATCCGCTCGTCAAGCCATTCGTGACAAGTACGCTGCTCTCCAGGGTCAGATGGATGCAGCGCAGACCCCTGAGCAACTCAAAGCACTCATGCCATAGGAGTAGGACATGGAGCCGACTGAAATCGACCCCATCAAGTACGGTGTACTTTGGGAACGTGTCCAGAACATGGACAAGAAGATCGACAAAATGGAAGGTCAGATCGAGGAACTGCTAGCTCTTGCAAATAAGGGCAAAGGCGGTTTCTGGATGGGAATGACTATTGCCAGTTCATTCGGTGCTGCTGTAGCATGGATAGCAGGACACTTTAAAGGCGGCTGAAATGATTGATCCCATAACCGCACTTGCAGCCATCTCGTCAGCCGTCGAGCTTGTAAAAAAAGTCTCGGCAACCGTTGACGATGTGACATCGCTCGGGCCGGTGTTGGGCAAGTATTTCGATGCCAAAGCTGATGCTATCGAAGTCGTCCAAAAGTCTCAGCGTGGCGAGTTCAAGGGCAGCGCATTGGGCAAGGCTCTAGAGCTAGAGATGGCTCTTGAGCAAGCCCGTGAGTTTGAAGAGCAGGTAAAGATGCTGTTCTTTCAATCTAACAAAATGGATGTTTGGGCCAGAATTGCAGCCAGGGCGCAGAGGATTGAAGCAGACGCGGCACACGCTGCTAGGCGCAAAAAAGAGGCTGACAAACGCAAAAAAGAGGAAATGGACGAGCTTTTCATCATCATTGTTGGCCTGTTAGTCGCCTTGGGATCGATTGCAGCCGTTATTTGGGCACTTCTTGAAGGGATGAATCCGTGACTCCAGAGCTACAAAGGTACTACGAAGACAGGTTTGATCTGTTGTCGCAGCCTGGATGGGCCGATTTGATGGAAGATGTTGACAATATGTTGGCATCTATGAACAATGTAAGTAGTATCCCTGACGAAAAGGCTTTACAATTTCGTAAAGGTGAGATTTCCATTCTTACTTGGCTAAAAACCTTAAAAAAGGTCAGCGAAGACGCATACGAGGACTTGAATGCGAAGAATGTATGAATTTGTCTGCGAATGCGGACAGCGCACTGAGAAGCTAGTTGGTTATGAGACAGCTACTGTTCAGTGTGGGTGTGGTGGCATCGCCCATCGCATCATGAGTGCTCCTAAATTCAAACTTGAAGGATGGTCTGGTGCTTTTCCGAGCGAACATGGTCGGTTTGAGCGCAAGCACATCGAAAAGTTGAACGCGGAGCGCAAAGCCAACTCATAAGTCATTGGACCGAGTTGAATCTCCTACAACCATTTTTGGCAGGAAAAAACATGCTGATTGACAAAGAACCTGACGAGCTAGGCGAACTGGAAATTGAGGAGTCGAAGTCCGGACTCCCTGAGAAATACAGGGATAAAAGTTTGGAGGACATCATTCGGATGCACCAAGAGGCTGAAAAGCTGATTGGTAAACAGGCCCAAGAGGTCGGTGAAGTCCGGAAACTCGCAGATGAGCTTATAAAGCAGAACATCAGTTCTAAGCAACCAGCAAAACAGGAAGAACCTGAAGTAGACTTCTTTGAGAATCCTCAAAAGGCGGTTCAGGCAACCATAGAGAAGCATCCTGATGTTCTTGCTGCCCGTCAGGCCAGCATGGAGTTCAAGAGGCTGCAGATTCAGCAGAAGCTGACGCAAGAGCATCCCGACTACACACAAGTGGTTGGTGACTCGGAGTTCCAGAACTGGGTGAAAGGTTCATCCGTTCGTTTGGCACTTTACGCAAAAGCCGATTCTGAGTTTGACTATGACTCTGCCAACGAACTGTTGTCGACCTTCAAGCAACTGCGCGGGGTGAAGTCCAAGCAAGCAGAGCAAGCAAGCGATGCAAGCAGGGCTAAATCAATGAAAGCCGCACAAGTTGATGTGGGTGGATCTGGAGAGAGTTCTAAGAGGGTTTATAGACGCGCCGACCTGATTCGGCTGAAAATGACGGACCCTGCCAGGTATGAGGCTTTGAGTGACGAGATCATGCAAGCCTATTCCGAGGGGCGAGTCAAGTAAACAACCTTTGTTTCTTGGAGATTTAACATGGCAAACACTGCTTTCGCACCGAACAATGCGGTTACCACCACCTCTGCAGCAAACTTCATCCCCGAAATTTGGAGTGATGAAATTGTTGCCGCCTTTAAAAAGAACCTCGTTCTGGCCAATCTGGTCAAGCGTATGTCTTTCAAAGGCAAGAAGGGTGACAACATTAACATCCCGTCCCCCGCTCGTGGCACCGCCAACGCTAAGGTGGCTACCGATGCCGTTACTCTGATTGCAGAGAGCGACACCAACATTCAAGTGTCGATCAACAAGCACTTTGAGTACAGCCGCTTGATCGAGGATATCGTCGAAGTGCAAGCCCTGACCAGCCTGCGTGCTTTCTACACGGAAGACGCTGGTTACGCTCTGGCTCGTCGCATGGACACGGATCTGGTTCAGCTTGGTCGTGCATTCAATGGCGCAACCATTGGCACGAACGACTACGCTACCAGCAACACCTCGACCAAGGCGTTCATCGGCTCTGATGGCACGACTGCTTACAACAGCACCTCGTCCAACGCTGCCGCTCTGACTGATGCTGCTATCCGTCGCACCATTCAGCGCCTGGATGACAACGACGTTCCTATGGACGGCCGTTTCTTCCTGATCCCCCCGTCGAGCCGCAACACCCTGATGGGTCTGGCCCGTTACACCGAGCAAGCATTCGTTGGCAACGGCGATGCTATCCGCAACGGTGAGATCGGCCAACTGTACGGCATGGCAGTGTTCTCTTCGTCGAACGCTGACACTGGTGCTGGTAACTCTGGCGCTGACCGTATCTGCCTGATGGGCCACCGCGATGCGATGGTTCTGGTTGAGCAGCTTGGCATCCGTTCGCAGACTCAGTACAAGCAAGAGTACCTGGGCACCTTGTTCACCGCTGACACGATCTACGGTGTGAAGGCTCTGCGTACGAACGCTACCAGCACTGCTGCTGACGCTTCCGCTGCTTTTGCCCTGGCTGTCCCGGCCTAATTGCAGTTGTCCCCTCCCCTTCGGGGGAGGGATCTTTTTCTTATAGGAGATTGAAATGGCTGCTGCAACCGCTGTTGTTTCCCGTCGTGGAAACGATCAATTCCGGGGCTTGTTCTCGGACACCTGGGAAGTGCAATGTACCCTGAACTCGGCTTCTGTGGCTGATCAGGCTGCTGCAACGGATACGGTCACTGTTCCTGGTGTGGCACTTGGTGATATGGTTATCGGCATGTCTGCTGGTGTAGACGAGGCGGGTCTTGTCCGTCGCGCTTATATTTCTGCAGCCAACACCGTGACCATTGCTACGACCAATACCACTGGTGGTGCTGTTGATCTTGCATCGACCACTGTTACGCTCATTATCGGGCGGGCTGTGTAAGGACGGGGGGCCAAAAGCCCCCTGTTTTTCTTTTGGAGAGCAAATGGCTACCTATCGTTGTTTGGCAAGTGGCAACACGGTTTCGTTCACTTACACGCACGACATTGAGTCCATGAAAGGTCATGCTGGCTACATCCTGATTGATGAGCCGGAACCTAAACAGGAAGAAAGCCGTCCTCTTCCTATGACCGCGCCAGTTGCGGCTAAAAAGCCTGGACGCCCACCTAAACAGCCAAAGGCCACCTAACATGGGTATGCTGTCAGGGGTTGTGTGCCCTATCGCCACACAAGATGTCCACATAAATCTGAAGAACCGCAATCATGCGTTCAAGGACTACGGATATGGGCCTCCTAACCCTGATGAGCCTAATACAGCCTTCTGGTTGAAGAAGGCAAAGATGTACAACGCGCCCACTGAGTCGATAAAGGGGATGCTTTGTGGTAATTGCGCGGCCTTCATTCAAACGCCAAAGATGATGCAGTGCATTGTTGGCGGTCTGGAAAAAGACGAGAATGAGGGCGAGTTGTCTTACGATGAGGAATTCGTTGCAGCGGCTGATCTTGGCTATTGCGACTTGTTCCAGTTCACTTGTGCAGCGGCCCGCACTTGTGATGCTTGGAAGTCTGGTGGGCCTATCACAAAGGATTGATCATGTACGGCAAGATGTCTGCTCCCAAAATGGGTAAAAAAGAGTCCAAATCTTATGGCACTAAGAAGGCTATGCCTGTGGCCATCATGGTTGCTGTTGGCAAGCCTAAGCCGCTGCCCAAGCGTGGCCAACGTGCTATGACTAATAAGATGAGTCGTGGCAAATGAAAAAGACCAAAGCTGAGAAGAAGATCAGCAAGGTCATGCGCGAGTACAAGGCAGGCTCACTGCACTCTGGTAAGGGTGGGCCTGTCGTCAAGAGTCCTCGTCAGGCAGTTGCGATTGCCCTGTCGCAAGCAGGTAAGGAGAAGAAATGAAGCTGGGTCTGTACGCCAATATCAACGCCAAACGCGCCCGCATCAAGGCTGGTTCTGGAGAAAAGATGCGTAAGCCCGGCACCAAAGGCGCTCCAACACCTGCGGCTTTTAAGCAATCAGCTAAGACCGCAAAAAAAGGTAGTTAATCATGGTTCCAAGAACTTTCCCATCTAGCTTACATCCTTTTACAGGGCGCAGACAGCTCGTCGCACTATTTTTAGGCGACGTTACTGGATTGCAAAGATGGGTTGATTACATCCCGGTCAATTTTGGTAGTGGCACTTCTCTTGTTGAAGGCTCTTACGAAAACAACGGATTTATCGCCATCCAAGAAATTAGTTCTGGGATTGGTCTTCAAGCCTTCTTGGACTACATACCTGTTTTTTTTGATGCAGGTTCTACGGATACTTGGCATGTTTCAGCCGTCGGTTTCATCCCGTATGGTGTTTCTGGAGTTACTTCTCCACCAAGTCTTGAACTTTCGTTCACAAGGTCTCAAACCCTCGACCCCCGCATCACCTTCACGCGCAGCACCACAGCCACGTTTACCGGCTCCGACGGGCTGATCCAAACGGCTGCCATCGACGCACCACGCTTTGACTACAACCCCACTACGCTGGCTCCATTGGGGCTGCTGATTGAGGAGCAGCGGGTGAATTTGTTGACTTACTCTGAGCAGTTTGATAATGCAGCTTGGACTAAGACTCGCAGCAGCATCACGGCCAATACGGTTGTTGCTCCTGATGGGGCACTGACTGGCGACACCTTTGCCGATGACACAGCAAGTGGTACGCACCTTATAAGAACAGCCACAATAACATCCGCGCCGACTACTTCTGCTGTTACAGCCACAATTTACGCAAAGCAAAACGACCAAAGCAATTTGTTTATTTTGTACGTTACGGGAGATTCGGACTCTTCTGCATATGGTCGTGTTGCATCAACTTTTAATTTATCCACTGGGGTGGTTGCTGGAAGTAACGCTGTTAACGGCGCAACCTTTACCAGCAGTAGCATCACGGCTGTGGGTAACGGCTGGTATCGCTGTTCTGTAACTGGAACAGTGGGAAGCACAGCATCACCCACTGGTGTTCGTTTTGTAGCTGGATTTGCTACGGCTGCAAACGCATCTGTTGCGTCTACTTACGCTGGAACTGGGCAGTCTATTTACATCTGGGGCGCTCAACTAGAAGCCGGAGCCTTCCCCACCAGCTACATTCCCACAGTGGCGTCACAAGTGACCCGTGCGGCTGATGTGGCAGTGATGACGGGGACGAACTTCAGTAGTTGGTATAACGCGAGTGAGGGATCTTTATTTTGCGAGGCAAGTCGGGGTTATTTAGCTGCAACAACAGGTTTGCTCCAAATTGATGATGGTACTAACAGCAACCGCATAGCGTTTCAAACAACCAGTACCGCTAAGATGCGCGTCTTTATAGTCTCGGGCGGTGTTACGCAATCATCACTTGATTCATCTGCAAGTGTAATAAGCAATGTTGTTTTTAAGACGGCACTGGCCTACGCAACTAACAATGTAAGTGGCGCGTTAAACGGCGTTGCATTGGCTACCGACACTTCTGCAACTATCCCTACTGTTTCGACTATGCGTATTGGGCAGGGGCTTACTCCTTTGGGTGCAGCTTATATACGCCAAATTGCCTACTACCCCCGTCGCTTGGCAAACGCTGAATTGCAAGGGATCACAGCATGACTGATCTATACCTAAAATTCACAAGCGAAGCCCAGGCAACTGAGGCGCTGGAAGGTTACGAGGGAAGCATCGACACCATTGGCATTATCTACAAGCGCACAGGCGGCACAGACGAGGAACCTGTGATGACTGCGCTGCCCGGCTGGCATGTCAATGTCCGTGGGCCTCAGAGTGATAAACTGACTCCGTTTGCGGTTCAAGTAAGTAGCCCGCATCGCGTGTGGGCGTGAGGAAAAAATGCCTAAATCTTCAGCCTGGACTCGCAAGGAAGGCAAAAACCCTGCTGGGGGGCTTAACGCCAAGGGTAGAAAGTCCTATAATGAATCTACAGGCGGGAACCTCAAACCTCCCGTCAAATCAGGTGACAACCCGCGAAGGGCCTCCTTCCTAGCGCGTATGGGCAATATGCCCGGGCCTGAGTACAAGAATGGCGAACCCACTCGTCTTCTTTTGTCCCTCCGAGCCTGGGGCGCATCGTCCAAAGCAGATGCAAGGTCGAAAGCTAAGGCGATCTCAGCGAGGAACAAGAAGTGAGGCCAGTTTCCGTCGGTGTAAATCCAACAGCGGCAACGCTAACAACCGTTTATACGGTTCCGACGGGTTACTACGCCAAGTTCACGGTGATGTACATCCACAATACTGGTGGATCAACAAAGCACATCACGGTGCAGTGGATTGACTCCAGCGCAAGTGCAACTTACGACATTCTGACAGATTACACCTTATCAGCTAAGAACTACTTGCAGTTCGATGGCAATGCGTACATTGTGTTGGAAGAAGGTGATTCGATCAAGATTACGACTGAATCTGGCAGTTCGTTTAGCTTCATCGCCACCTTTGAAGAAACAGGATTGACACGGCAATGACCTACCTAGAACTCATCAATGATGTGCTGATTAGGCTGCGGGAGACTACCGTATCTACCAGCACGGAAACGACCTACTCCACTCTGGTTGGCAAGTTTGTCAATGATGCAAAGCGCCAGATCGAGGATTCCTACGCCTGGAACGTGTTGGGTCAGACTCTTACTTTCAACACTGTTGCTGGCACCTACATCTACTCCATGACCGGCGCTGGTCAGAAGTTCCAGGTGATAGATGGCATCAACGTAACGTCTAACGTTGGCTTGCGGAACCTGAGTTTTGTAGAGATGAATCGTCTACAGAACTTTTCTACGCCTATCACTGGTATCCCAGAGGCATATGCGTTTGATGGGGTTGACGGAAATGGAGACACCAAGGTGGTTCTCTACGCTCGTCCAGACAACGTCTATACGATGCAGTTCAGCCTCACAGTGCCTCAGGCTACGCTGTCGTCGGACAGTACATCTGTACTGGTTCCAGACGTTCTGGTGGTACAGAATGCCTATGCTCGTGCCCTGGTGGAGCGCGGGGAAGATGGTGGGTTAGCTTCATCTGAGGCTTACCAGCTTTATAGAGCCATGCTAGCAGATTACATCGCTCTTGAAAGCACTCGGTACCCTGAGAACCAAGAATTTGTTGCGATATGAGTGAGCCGCTTCAGATTGCCAGCATCTCAGCCCCAGGCTTCTTCGGGTTGAACACGCAAGACTCGCCTCTTGATCTGGCGGCTGGCTTTGCTCTTGTTGCGACGAACTGCATCATCGACCAGTATGGCCGTATCGGCTCTCGCAAGGGCTGGTCTAAGGTCAATAGCTCTTCTGGCAATCTTGGGGCTAATCCTGTTGGCGTGATCCATGAGCTTGTGCAGTCTGACGGCACTCTGACTGTATTGTTCGCAGGCAATAACAAGCTGTTCAAGCTCGATGGCTCTAACGCTGTCGTGGAATTGACCTACGGGGGGGGTGGGACGGCTCCTACGATCACTGCTAGCAATTGGTCTTGCTCCTCTCTCAATGGGATCACCTATTTCTTCCAAACGGGCCATGATCCGCTAATCTATGACCCCGCTGTTAGCACTACGACCTATCGTCGTGTGAGCGAGAAAACAGGCTATGTTTCTACGGTTCCAAGCGCCAACATCGCTTTGTCGGCTTTTGGTAGGCTGTGGGTAGCCAATACGTCTACCGTCAAGAACACGGTCTACTTCTCTGATCTGCTGGCAGGTCATGTGTGGTCTACCGGCACTGCTGGCTCTCTCAATGTGGACAGGATCTGGCCAAACGGCCCTGATGAGATCCAAGGACTCGCTGCCCACAACGGCTTCCTGATCATCTTCGGCAAGCGGCAGATTCTGGTCTATCAAGATGCCACTACGCCATCTACGATGCAGCTTAGTGACACTGTTGGCGGTATCGGATGTATCGCACGGGATACGATCCAGACAACCGGCAAAGATGTGCTGTTCTTGTCCAACTCTGGTGTCAGGTCGTTTGCCAGGACTATCATCGAGAAGTCTGCTCCGCTTGGAGATCTGTCCAAGAACGTGCGCAATGACATCATGGACATTGTTGCTGGCGAAACGCTTGCCAACATCAAGTCTGTGTACTCTGAGAAAGAGGCCTTCTACTTGATTACGCTGCCTTCGGTCAAAGAGGTCTATTGCTTTGACACCAGGGGACAGCTACAAGACGGTTCGTTCAGGGTCACGGTTTGGGACTCGATAGAGCCAACTGCTCTGTTGTCTCGCAGGAATGGCGATGTCCTTATCGGCAAAACTGGGTACATCGGTAAGTACGGGACATTCCAAGATGATGGTGTGGCGTACAGGATGTTGTACTACACCAACCATGCCGATCTTGGAAACCAGAACGTCACATCTATCCTTAAGAGGCTAAAGGCTACTGTCATCGGTGGCACGAATCAGACGGTCACGATGAAGTGGGGATTTGATCTGTTGACCAACTATCAGTCATCCAATGCCGTCATTCCGACTCAAGGAATTTCTGAGTATGGCATTGCTGAGTACGGTGCTAACGGTGTGCCTGTTGCCTACTACTCCGAGGGCGTATTGATGCAGATCTTGTCTGTGCCTGCAACTGGCAGCGGAAAGATTGTGCAAACTGGTTACGAGTCAGATATCAACGGAGCATCGCTGTCGATTCAGCGCATTGAAATCCAATACAAGGATGGGAAGCTGTCCTAATAAACGGAAACGGAGATTGCTGTGTCAAACTACACCAAGAGTACCAACTTTGCTACCAAAGATGCGCTGTCATCTGGCAATCCGCTGAAGATTGTCAAGGGCACTGAGATTGACACTGAGTTCAACAACATTGCCACGGCTATCTCTACAAAGGCTGATCTTGCATCGCCTACGTTGACTGGTACTCCAGCAGCGCCAACAGCTTCTTTGGGTACTAGCACAACGCAGATAGCAACTACTGCATTTGTACAGGCGGCGCTTCAAATTCTGCATCCGGTTGGTTCAATCTACATCAATTCATCCAACTCCACTAACCCTGGTACCCTGCTTGGATTTGGCACTTGGTCAGCATTTGGTGCTGGTCGAGTTCCAGTTGGCTTTGATTCTGGCAATGCGTTGTTTGATACTGCTGAAGAAACTGGCGGTAGTGCTGATGCCATTGTTGTCAGTCACACACACACCGCAACATCTACTGTTACAGACCCAGGTCACACTCACTCTCCAGGCAGCATTTCTACAAGCAACATTAACGCTGGTACCAGCAATGGTGGATCTGTTCAGTCTCCTGGGCCAATCCCGAGTGCTACTACTGGAATTAGTGTGGCCACTACCGTTGCCTCAACTGGCTCCTCTGGAACCAATGCGAACTATCAGCCGTACATTACTGTATACATGTGGAAAAGGACTTCGTGATTACACATCACTTCAGTGACGGCCTGTATGCAAAAGAAGCAAGATTCCCTGCTGGATCTGTCATCCTCAAGCATACACATGAGTTCAGCCATCTATCGATCTTGGCTCATGGGAAAGTTGCAGTGATGATGGGCGATGATGTGAAGATTGTGAGCGCACCTGCTTGCATTGAGATCAAGGCTGGTCTTACGCATGGCGTAAAAGCGATTGAAGATTGTGTTTGGTTCTGTATCCACGCAACTGACGAGAAAGATGCGTCAAAAGTGGATGATGTTTTGATTGGAGTTTGATATGCCTATAGCAGCAGCAGCAATTGGCTTGGGTGGGAGTCTTCTAAGCTCACGATCTGCTAGAAATGCAGCGCAAACAGCCGCCAATGCAACAATTGAAGCGGCTCGTATAGGAGCAGAGGAAGCTCGATTCCGACCAGTAGGTATCACTACTCGGTTCGGCCAATCCATGTTCCAGACTGGTCCAGATGGCCGAGTAACGGGTGCTAGCTACGAGTTGGCTCCAGCGCTTCGTGCTTACCAAGACCGTCTGATGGGCTTGACTGGCATGGGATTGACCCAGGCCGAGGCTGCACCTGGGATGTATCAGCCTCTGTTTGGCGCTGGCCAGGGCTTGTTTGGTCTTGGTCAACAGTATCTAGCGCAATCTCCTGAGCAGGCTGCACAGCAGTACATGCTGCGCCAGCAAGACCTCTTGGCTCCTAGTCGTGAGAGGCAGTTTGCACAACTTCAGAATCGCCTGTTCCAAACTGGCCGTGAGGGTCTTTCTCTTGGCGCTACTGGTACCCGTCCTAGTGGAGCGGTTGGACTTCGTGCGACTACTCCTGAGACGGAGGCTTATTACAACGCCATAGCTCAACAAGATGCTGAGTTGGCTACTCGTGCTGCAGAAGAGGGTCGTCGTCAGGTTGCGTTTGGTGCTGGATTGTTTGGTACTGGCGCAGATTTGATGGGTAAAGGCTATACGGGTCAGGTTGCAGCACTGTCCCCATATGAGGCATATCTTACTGGCGCTCAGAATCTTGAAGCGCTTGGACAACAGCCTTTGAACATTGGCATCAACATTGGTGCTAAAGGTCAAAGCCCAGCAGCAGCAGATATTCTTTACAGAGGTGGTACTGGTGCCGCTCAAACAATGCTGGCTGCTAATGCTTATAACCCATTTGCAGATCTGTTGATCCAAGGCTCTCAGACTCCTGGATTTACACGAGGCATATCTAACTTTTTTAGCAATAGACCTTCGATGAATGCCTTAGATACTTCAGCATATGGTTTTGGCTTGCCAGGATTTGAAGCCGCTCAAGCTGACATCTATGGACGTTAAGGAGTAAAAAATGGCAACTGACATCGTGCCTTCCCTCTTTGGTATCACGCCAGAGTCATATCAACTCGCACAGCAGCAAGCCGCATCAGATAGGGCACTTGCTTTTGCAAAACTAGATCCATTCCAAAGGGCATCCTATGGCATGGGCATTACTGCGTATCAACTAGGTCGTGCCTTGGGAGGTGAAGATCCGCAACTGCGTATGATCAGCAATCGCAATGCTATTGCGCGTCAGATTGATCCTACAGATCTTCAATCCATGATGCGTGGTATCCAGGCTCTGCAACAGGCTGGTGATTCTATTGGTGCTATGCAACTGGCTCAGGTGTACCAACAGCGCATGAAGGTTCTTTCTGATATTGCTCAAAATCAGGCAGCGGCTGAGTCTTCTAGAGCAAGTACTGGTAAAACACAGGCTGAAACGGAGGTCTTGAGGCGTAAAGAAGCAGAGTTAATTGAAGCTACTAAGGCATACCGAGGTGAGGGTAAATCAGCACAACCGGCTCAAGCACAGACTGCTGCACCAGTAGAAGCAGCAATGCCTCCATCGGCTGCCGCTGTGCAAGCACAGACTGCGACTCCAGCAGTACCAAGGTCTGGCATGGCGCAGGAAATTTTCAATGAATACGGCGAGGAAGCGGCTAAATTCTTTGAAGCCAATGGCTACCTGCCAGCCGGAATGTTCCCACGGCTTGCTGACCAACAACAGACTAGAGGCATAAGCAGAGAAGACTACGCTACGTCTCGCAATCAATTCCGCGAAATGTTGAGGGCGCAAGGCGTTAACGTAGACGCTCCTGAGTTCAACATCCAGCCGCCAGCTCAAAGTGACATGGCCGGTCAGTTTCGCAGAGACATGGAGGCTCTTGGCATTAGGATGGCTCCTGCTGCTGCCACTCCTGCCGCTCCAGCTGCTCCCGCTGCTCCTGCTGCACAGGCTACTGCTGCAAGGGATGAAACAGCTTCTAGGGTATCGCAGATCGAAACACGGCTCTCAGCAATTCGTCGCGCCCGTGCTGCTGGTGTCAAAGATGCAGAACTTGAAGGCAAGCAACTAGAAGATGAGTTGAAATCTATCCGCGAAGCATCTAAGCCTACGCCTCTGAGTCGTCTTATTGCTGAACGTGATACAGCCATTCGTAATGGGGCAGATGTTAATAGTTCACTTGTGCGTAACTTTGATGCTGCCATCTCGAAAGAGACTGGGCAACAGTTGAGCTTTGGAGAGCGAGCAAACCGTTATGCTCTTTCTATGTTTAACGGAACTTCGTATATCAATTTGACACCCACTCAACAGGAACGTGTCAATAAACGCATCACTGATGAAGACAAGGAGAAAGCTAAATCTGGTGCGACAGTTCTTCCTGGACAGCCAATCCCTCCAAAAGATTGGATTCAATTTGAGAAATTTTTACAGGATCAGCCTACGTTTAAGCAGACGGCGGCAATGATTTCTGCTGCTCCTAGTGTCTTGAATGTGATTCGTCAGTCCACTTCCAACGATTTTGCAGCTAAAGCATTGCCAACCAGTATTGCAAAGTTGTTTGACAGTAACCAGCTTTCTGACAAAGATGTTGCTCGGTATGCTCGGACTGGTGGCCTGGATGACCGTCTTGCCGCTATGGCGGCTGAGTTCTTCACAGGCCGCGTGACTTCTGTCACCAAACAGCAAGCAGAACGCTTTATGACCAATGTTTATCGTGGTGCTTTGCTTGAGCAGCGGAATGTATATGCAAGTCAGGCAGACATCCTGGGTTACGCCGACTCTCCAAGTTTCCAGAAACGACTGAAACAGATTGACGACGAGTTGGCAAAATTCCGTGAAGTACGACCACAGCCAGCTCCTGAAGCGGCTGCTGCTCCTGGGGCCGGAACGGCTCCTGGTGCGGGTGGCAGGACTATGTCAAGGGAAGAAGAAAACGCGCTTTTGCGTAGG